CAAAGAACTTAGTAATAAGGGACTGGATAGCTTAGAAGACGTGGTGGGAAAGGTGGATTCGCTAATCCGGAAAGAAATCCGGTTTAGTGACAAACTTCCTAAGATACAATGTGAAAATGGATTATCCGAAAAGGGTATGAAAGAATTAGCATTGTGATTGCGGAAGCGACCACGGAATGGAAGCATGAAGCTATATGCTGATTGCCCAATCCAGGAAATGGTTAATCCACACCTTAAAAGATATGACTCTATACGGTTCAGATCTTCATGGTTCTTGTTTGAACTCGATCCAGACACACTCAGTGACTGGCAACCTCTCCGAATGTGAGAATTTTGTCTCACTACTCGTGAAGAGGTAGTTCAAGCAGGACTTCCTGCAACTGTGCACAAAGTACCGGGAAAGGTGGCTCCCCGGATAGGACAATTGTCCTTGAAGGAGGAAGCTGCTGGAAAGGTACGCGTGTTTGCTATGGTGGATATATGGACTCAGTCTGTATTGAAGCCATTGCACTCTTGATTATTTTCTCTTTTTGAGAGTCTCCCTAATGATGGGACACATAATCAGGATGCAGCATTCATACGTGCACAGGAGAAAGCAGTCCGTTATAATCAAGCTTATTGTTATGATTTATCGGCTGCTACTGACCGACTGCCCATCAGGCTCCAAGTTAGCATATTGGATTCCCTGTTTAAACATATTGAACCTGAGGTTCAGTATGTAGGGATGACATATGGTAAGGCTTGGGCCAAGTTGCTAACAGATCGCGAATATATACTACCTCAAGATAAGGTGTATAATACTGAGGGCCCATTGAGCCTTCGCTATTCTGTTGGTCAACCGATGGGGGCCCTATCCTCTTGAGCAATGTTGAACTTGTGTCATCATATGCTCCTCCAAATGATTAATTATACTATTCACCATAAAGTGAAGTGGTATGATAATTATGAAGTCTTAGGTGACGATATAGTCATCTTCGATAAGGAAGTAGCCGACCGTTACAAAGAAGTAATGGAGGTGAAACTGGGAGTTAAGTGTAACGAAGCGAAGTCTTTGATATCTCCTAATAGAGCTGTCATCGAATTTGCTAAGAGAGTCTCCATTGGGAGGCGGGAGGTTTCTCCCTTGTCTTGACGCCAATTAAGGAGTCTGGATTCTCTTGCAGGTAGATGCGCCATTGTGACTGATTGAGTAACTCGTAAGGTGAAAGATCATCCTATGCGCGTTATCTATGCGCTTTGTGGTGCTAAATGAGGAGCAGGTTCTTCCGAGAGATTTGCTTTAGTTGCTTTCTTAAGCGCTTTAGTAAACCGAGGGGCTCTGTCTCTAAGTGATTTCCTAAATCTTTTAATAGATGTAAAGAATCCTATGAGATATTTCACTCTTCGGATCTTGGAAAATCTGAGGTTACCTCTTATGAGAAATCTTATGTTACAGTATGTTCAAGGTAAACCCTTGGATATACCTCATAATTTATTTCATCAAGTAGGTCGTGCTCGTTGAGTTCAGGTCGGGCTTGTCCGCGGGTTTCTGGAGGATAGGATTGTAGATCTTACTAAAGAAGTCCTCCTTGTTTACAAGGGGGGTGCTTCAAAAGGTCTTGATCCTTACTTCGGGGATATAATCCCGTCGGATTTACTGCAGTCAATTTTCTTCCCTGGCACTCGCTATCTGACTGCGCCAAAACTAGTTGATTTAAATCAATTAGATGAGGCTGGTCTTTTAGATCGAATTGCTATGTTGGAAGGTCTACTCAGGGACGCACGTTTCTACCATATTAAGGTAAAACGGAAACTTGAGGTTGAAAACAGCCTCAAGCTGCTCGTGTTAGTAGAGCGCAGTAAACGGAAAGGGTCGATTTCTCTGGAAATCACGAGATAACCATCGTTAAATGGTTCTGTGATGGATGTTAGGTAGGAGCAGTCACAGAGCTAGGGACTATTATGGCCTATTTATGGAAGTAAATCTCCATTCTGAGGGTCCATATTAAAAGGAACCCAAAAGACATGGGTAAAGGCTATTGGTAACAATATAACCTTTACCATATATATCCATGAAACTATTGGTAATCCTTTAGTTCACGACAGTCACATCTCTCCTTAAATAAGAGAGATGATATGGCTGCTCCAGTTGAGAAATGATGTTAGTCATTCTCCCAACCAGTCGATATTGTATGCCTTCCGGCCCCGAAAGGGAATACTGGAAGTTCGGTTGATTAAAACAGCTGAATGGCAAAAGATAGAGATGGTTGTACATAACCTC